GCGGTTCAACCAGGAGGATCCCAACCGGACCATGAACGGCGTGGCCCTCTCCGGCGTGTTACCTGGCAAGGGCGACGACGACTGACCCGTAACACCGACAGCAGCCACGATGCGGTTCTTGCCGGTGTGAGCCCGACAAAGGTGGTCGGAGGCGCGGTTGAGTGTCGAAACATTCTGACCTTCTACCATCCCGACTCGGTGAGCAGGTCGAGCAACGGCTACAAAAGCCAGTTTTCAATCTCCAAAGTGCGAAACATCACGCACAACAACTGGTCGAACTTCAATCGTCAGGACTGGAAACAAGTGACCGTCGTTGAAGATAAATCACGGGTGACCGACCCCAGCGCCAAACTCAAAGTGCGCGATACCAAGGACGTCAAAGGCGAGCTCATCGCGCTGGCAGAGGCCTACGCGGACAAGGGCTGGCTCTATACCGATTCGTTCACCATCGACCGCATTCAAAACGATCCAACGCTGGTAGTGCTACGGGTTGGCACAGACGGTTGGACAATCACATTCCCGGCGCTGATTTCTGGCGAGGGCAACGTTTTCGACATGACCACGATATTTGATACGTCGGTCACGATCCTAAACCAATAGGAGGGCCTAAATGGCGATCTCTGGATCATTACAAGACTTGAGCATTGCAGGCCAGACGTTCAGCGTTGCGGCCGACACCAACTTTAGCGCGCAGTTGTCCGGTTTTGAAAATAGTCGGACACCACACAGCGGCGGATCGATGAAAAAGATGATTCGTCGGGTGAGGGAAATCGAGAATGTCGTGTGCATATGCAACGGCAACGAGCGAGACGCGCTGAAAAACCTCTCCGAGGCAACAGATGATTTTATCATCTCATTTACGGACGCCAGCGGGGACAACTATCAAGGGCTTGGGAGCATCAACCTCGAGCCATGGGAAAACGAAGAAAACCGGGTTAGCGTGACGCTGCAGCCGGCAAAAGACTGGACGGCGTTGCTGTCCTAACACGAGGAGGAACTGTGACAGAGGAGACCAAATTAAAACCGGGTTGTGTGATCGACCGCAAACGCGCGGGCGAAATCGTCGACGAATTTTTGTATTACTACATGGTGGATTTCGATGATTTTGACACGCGAGACGACGATGACAAGGAGACGTTATCGGGACTCAAAAGTGCGCGTCGGGTGTTGGTCAAAGCGGTTGAACGCGGGATGCTCGAGTTCAAAATGGAGACCGATAAAAAGGGTATTGACCGCATGATCACATATCAATACCTGACACACGACATGGACAACCCGATTAAATACAACGAATTCAACGCGCGGGCGCTCATCCAAATGAAAAACGTTCACGAGAAAGACTCTGTCGGAAAAATACATGCGGTGATGGCGAGTCTGTCGGAGAAACCACCGAAGTTCATCGGCGGACTCTACAATTTCGATGAGAAAATTATGCGCAACCTCGGCACAATTTTTTTAGCGCAGTAGTGGCCACGGTTGAGCAATACTCGATTGATATGTTCTACCACGGCCTGTCGCCATCGGAGATTGAAAGCATGTCTATAACACAGCTCGAGCATTACGATGGCTATTTTCAGATCATTCAAAAGGCGATGAAGCCAAAGGACAAACGTGGCTAACGTTTTTGTAGTCAAGACCCAATTCAAAGGGGCCGACCGGCTCAGCCCGGTACTAAAGCGCATCGGTATAAACGTCGAGCGCACGGGTCGGACTGCGACAAAATCGTTCAAGCGCGCGACGAAGGCCGCGTCTGTCTTTGGCGGTGTTCTCAAGGGTAATTTGGTTGCCGGGGCGATTCAGCGCGGGGCGATGGCGGCGAACAACGCGATCAGGGGGCTCACCGAGGAGTTCGTCGAGTTTGACAAGAATATCACAAAGGCAATTGTCAGATTGCCTGGAGGCTTAGACAGGTCGTCGGATGCTTTTCAAAAATTCGGCGACATAGCACGCAGGGAAGCAAAGAGGACTGAATTTACAGCTGGTGAGGCAGCTGCAGCTGTCGAACAATTGGCACTTGCAGGGTTCGACTTAGACACTGTTTCTGCAACTTTGCCAGGGGTCCTTAACCTTGCAACCAATGCAGAAGCAGACTTGGCTAGCGCGACAACTATGGCAGTCAAGACAATGGGCGCGTTTTCCCTCAAAGGTGGCAACGCAGCTGACAAAGCTAGGGAGCTAACGCGCGTCAATAATGTATTTTCGAAGTCAATTAGTTCAGCCGCAATTGATATGGAAAATCTTTTTGAGGTTATAAAATTCGGTGGTCCGGCGGCTGATTCTGCGGGGGTGAAGCTTGAGGAGTTTGTTGCTGTTGCTCAAATTCTAGCAGACGCGTCAATTGACTCCAGTGTTGCAGGCACCAGTATGCGTACCATGTTCACCAGCCTTGCGAAGCTATCACCAAAGGCTACCGCAGAATTGAGAAAGATGGGCGTCAAGGTCAAAGATAATCGCATTGAATTTGATAAGTTCGAGGATGTCATAGGAAAAATAGAAAAAGCTACATCGAAGATGGGCAAACAGCAACGGCTTGGTGCGTTGAAAACTATTTTTGGGAAAACAGCTGTAAACGCTGCGACTAAGATAATTGCCAAAGGCGCAGAAGGTGTAAAGAGGTATACAAAAGAATTAAGCGGACTTACTGACGAATCTGAGAGGATGGCTAAGACTATCCGCACATCTATCGAAGGCCGGCTGAAGCGGCTTAAATCTGCACTGGTAGAAGTCGGTTTTAAATTCATCGAGGCATTCAACCAAAACGCCGGCGACAGTATCGAGGGGCTAATCAAGACGGTTAGTAAATTCGATGTCAAACCGGTGGTGAAAGCACTAAAAGACATCATCAGTTTCAGCAAGGAGTTGTTTTTCACGTTGAAACCGTTTTTGTCATTCATGCCTACATTTATCGCGATGTGGGTGGCGTATAAGGCCGCGATGTTGGCTGTGACGGTTGTTCAGGCTGCTCAATTCTTCGTCCAGGTAGCGACGGCGATGAAGACCGCAGCCGCAGCGCAGGGCGCTCTAAATCTGGTCATGGCCGCGAATCCGATAGCCCTGGTGACGATCGCCATCGTTGGGCTCACTGCTGCGCTGGCGATCTTGATAACAAAAAACGATGATGTTGTGGTTTCGTGGGAATCAATGTTTAGCGATATCGAATCGTTCGCCAGCAGTTCAATTGCGTTTATCCTCGGCAAGCTGGCAGATTTGACCGAAGCTCTGGCCAGTGTTGGGAAATTTCTTGGATTTGAAGGAACAGCAAACATTGAATTTGCTTCTGGGCTGAGAAGCATGCAGAAAAATTTTGAGATGGCTTCTAAGGACGCTGACAGGCGCTCCAGGGAGGCACTTGAGGAGCGGGCAGGGTTAGGTGTTCAACGCGGTATTGCTGGCATCAGGGGGGCTACTGCTGGACCTGGCGTCAAAGCACCGGTCAGCAAGTTCCAAATCGCAAAGGCTGCGAAGCTTAGATCGATTAATCCTCTGGTTGGTGGATTCGCCAGTAGATTAGAGCAGAGACCCCGCGCCCCACAGCCGCCGAACAGAACCGAGGTTGAGGCCAAACGGCAGACGATCCAAGCAACGATGGAGTTTAAAGGCGATATCCCGCGTGGTGCTACCGTTAAATCCAAACGTGGGCCGAACAATATCCCGCTGACCACCGAGGGACTGGGGGCAAACGGGTGACCACTGCACGCGAAAGACTACGCCCTGAACTCGGTTTGACATCTCCAGACGGCGATGAGTTCACGGCAAAATGGATCGGTGACCCGCGGGAAGCATCTAAAAAACTCGGGACGTTTCAGTATCCCGGTGTGGTCGGGACTGTCGTTCAGGATTTGGGGCTTAATTCGTTCGACTGGCCACTGACATTTTATTTCGATGGTGGTGACCACGACCTCGAGGCCGACCGGTTCATGAAGGCCACACTCCAAACCGGACAGTGGGCAATCATTCACCCAGTGTATGGGTTCCTTGGGCTCCAACTCGTATCGGTCAGGGAAAATATCCAACCGGTGCGAGAGGGCAATATCAGGGAGTTTGAGACGGCGTGGATCGAGCCGATTGACCCTGACACACTTCAGACAGCAGCTCAGACAGCCGGACTCGTTGGGATACAAAAGAATCTGTTTGCCATCAACGCCGCTGACCAATTTATCAACGGTCTGAGCGCCCTGGATAGCCTAGACGACTGGTCAATCCTGAACGCAATCAACAAGGTTAACAGCGCCGTCAACAGCGTGCTGGGGCCACTGTCGAACCAACTGGCAGCCGTACAAAACGAGATGCTCCAGATCCAAGCCGGTATACAGCAAACGCTCAACGCGACGATACTCCAACCGCTTGCCCTGGCCGGTCAGCTTCAGGCACTAGTTGAAACCCCGCTTAAGGCGATCAACGACATCAAAAGCCGCTTGGGATTCTACGCCGATTTCGCCGAGGAGATTTTTAAAATCCAGCCGGCGCAGGATGGTAGCCAGACAAATCGCCAGGGCAAAAACACCGCGGTGATACAACAGATCGCGTTGACCTCCACCATCTCGGCAAACGCTCAGATTGCAGCCACCGACCCGACGACGAGCGGGATCATCTCGCAACAGGAAGCGGTGGACTCTGCCAGCGGCATCAACGATCAGTATATCGCGATCGTGAATAACCTAGATGAGACACAGACCCTGTTCGAAAATGAGGACATCGACGAACAACATTTTTCGCAGTCCCAGAGTCACACGGATGCGGCACAGATCACAGCAACGGCAATCCAGGCGCTCTATATCAGCAGCTACGATCTCAAAAAGGAGATTCGTTTCACACTCGAGCGACCGCGGGTACCGGCCGAGATAGCGATCACATCGTACCGCGGGCCGGGTGAGAACGACGCCAATATTGATCTGTTCATCTCATCCAACAAGTTAGTCGGTAACGATATCCTGTTGTTGCCGTCCGGCCGCGAGGTGTTGGTCTATGCCTAAGGCAACACCAGGGGCAAATTATGTCATCGTCAAAGGTGACACCCTTTGGGGCATCGCCGGGCAGGCTTACGGTAACGTTCGCCGGTGGCCTGAGATTTGGAACGCGAACAAAGGGACTCTCAGCAGCGGTGACCCTAACCTGATATTCCCAGGCGAAGTGATCCTAATCCCCGGCGAGAAACCGCTGGTGATTGACGTCGAGGAGGACAGCGAATTACTACCAGGGCCGGAGGTAGACCCGACCGGTGTTATCCTGACTATCGACGGGCAAGAGGTAAAAGTCGAAGCCGCGCGCGTGCTCCGTACGATGGACACCGGATCCGACCGCTGGAGCGCTGAAGTTTATTGGGATCCGAACGACGCCGAACTAACCGAACTCTATCGGGCGTACAAGTACAAAGAAGCAAAGATGTATGTTGGCGGCCAGTTGCTTGTCACCGGGCCTCTGATGGTGTCTGAACCGGCTGTCACAAGCGATAAGGTTTCGATGAGTCTGGAGGGGTTTTCGACTACCATCGATATGGTGGATAGTCATTTAAATCCGCCGTACCAATACAACGAGATGACCCTCAACCAGATCGCGAATGAGTTGGCCAGCCATCGAGGGATAACCGTTGTAGATGAGACGCCGGCGCTCGGGACGTTTAAAAGAATTACCGCCGAGCGCTCAGATAAAGAGTTTGATTTTCTAGCAAAACTGGCGAAACAAAAAGGCGTTCTGCTCACCTCGACGCCGAAGGGCTATCTTCTAATTACCAAGACAGCCGAGGAAAAAGACACATTTGGGTCAATCGGCGATGACCAGGCGCGTGGCCACGATTGGCGAGCTCGGTTTGATGGGCGCCAGCGATTCCGGCAATACAGGGTGATCGGCAAACGCCGCGGTAAAAACGTCAACAGCATCACCGTTGTCGATGACGTGGTACCGAAGAGTCGGACACTAAACATTTCAGCCGGTGATCTGGTTGGTGCCGAACTCGAGCAAGCTGCAAACTGGGAAAAATCAAAGCGCATCGCCGACGCTCT